TCCACGGCCGCACAAATCCTCCCTCTCCCTCACGCCGTTACGTAATGCTACCACCGAGACCTGTTTCCAGAGATCTAGATGGCCTACGGCCCAACGTAGGGAGACGGCGGTTAAGCCAGATGTCTATGGCCGCTCCGCTAGGAAGATTAAGAGTGCGTCGAGGCGCGACCCTGCTCCAGAGGATCACTCGCCCACGAGTCGCGCGAAGGCCGAACGCCCACGAGACGTGCCGGTCCCGCAACATACACTCGCTCGCCAACGTTCTCCTGGTTCCAGCCCGGCCCTGAGGCGTGACTGCAACCCGAGTCCCGGAGGCAGAGGTCAACATGGTTAGATTTACACAGGTGACATCCCGCAAACGCCGGGCGGTAGCCCGGCCTCCGCGCGGGCGCCCGCTCAAGGCGCCCCTCGCATCGATGGATGGTCCCTTTCATGCCAGTAGGTAGCGTTTATGCCCGCATTTCATTGGCAACCTGATGACTATAGCGCGAACTACAGCAAATGGAAATCATCACACCATCCGCTGTCCAACAACATGCCCACACAGTGCGGCGTCGCAGGACTGCGCGCCATTAAGCCTATAAACTCCTGCATATGCACATCCCTATCTTTCACCGCGCACGCGAGCCTAAACAAAGACTTGCGCCAGCCCCGATAAACAACAACTATCCGTCCACTCGCTGGTAGCTTACACCACCAGTGGGAGCAGAAGTCAGCTGTCGGTACCAGAGAGGCGTCGTAGGGCTCCCAAGAGAACCTCAACAACACCCTGCGTACGTCGTCTCTCAGCTCGCTCGGCCAGAGGTCAACGTCCGCCAACCAAGATGGGTCCGACGCGTCAATGACAGCACTTTCCTTAATCGGATGGCCTAGCTGGGCCATCGTTTTGGGGTCAGTACCGTCATCAACGCAATCGTCTCCCATTGCACACACGCAGCCAGCACCAGAATAACGCGCAGCAGCGACCCGGATCCACGAATTACCCGAAGAGGTATTGTAAGACCCGGACTTCTGCACGCCGTCCCAACGCTGAGCAAGCATGAGGCCGTCAGAGAACGCAATTACTGAGCGACTTAGGCACACGGATCGGGCAAGGAGTGCCCGTGCATATGGGTGGTCCACTGAGACCCCGGCGGCGCCTACCCGGCGCAACGCGTCGAACCGTAGCTCGGCCGCGGACACCGACCAGTCCCACCCCGACACGTCCGATGAGACAAGCTCACCGAACGAACCGAGATAGGCACCGACGAGGTCGACCTTCTCTTGACTAAAGCCCATACCTGGTTTGACAGGTAGCCGGTGAAACGACGCGATCTCCTTCGAGTTCAGCTCGGAGCAGAGCACCCGCTCTACGATCTGATCCACGATGGAGACCGACATAATCAATCTCACACGGCCTTCCTCCAGTTTCTTGGAGGAATGGGGCTCGTTCTTGACAAAGATCCTTATGGGATCACACAATCCTGCTTTGACTAGCTCTTCAGCCGTCATCTCTACACACTGTAATGTACACAAAGCTTTTAACCTCTGCATCACACACCCCCAAACAATCCCTCGATATTCCCGCATGAGTACGCCGTTACTTGAAGCAAGTTTCATCCATGGAACGCCTGGTGAGGCGTCCATGTTTACGCTTGTCTCGATTCGCAACGCATCACGTAAGAGAGCAAATCCCTCAGGAGAGTATAGGCCTTGGCTCCACTCTCCGAAGAGACTCGCTGTCTCGTCAGCTCTGCATGAATGCTGTCGACTCTTGCTTGCAAAGTCTTCGAGGAAGGTTGTGTATTTTGCTCGGGCGCAGCGTCCTTCCCAGCTTTCGTCGTGCGCTTGGGCACGCTTGGCTGCTTGGATGCTGAAGCTCCGCTTTTCTGCTGTCGACCCCCGGCCTGGCCAGGCGAACCCGAGCTCCTTTGACCAGAGCTCTTGTTCTTTTGGCGCGGCCGGCGAGTGGAAGGAGCAGGAACTGTGTCCACACTCTTCCCATCCGTCGACCCAGACGGGGGTTTGTTCGCGCCACTCGTACTCTCCAAGGTGTGAGAGTTGTGAGTAACCCCAGCCGAGTGAACTGAGGCCTCCGCATTTCCCGAGTTAGGAGTCGGTTCTTCGAACGACGCAAGCGTCGCAGCTGCCGCCGCGCGAATTGCGCGCGAATGCATCTCTGCATCCGCGCTAATCGTCGTCAGATTGCGACGGACCCCGAACTCGGAAGACGTCCGCCTTTCGGCGAACGCCTCATCGACCACAGACTCCATCACACGGCTCCTTCCAGTGTTGCGTGACTCAAACAGCGGAAACGCGGGCAACTCATCGTCATCCTCGTCCACGCAGTCAGACCATTTTCGGCCACGGCACTCCCAGGTAGAGTCCGGACGGACAGAGTACTCGCCTCTAGAGGCTCGCACTCGTGCCTTCCGGCCCTGCAGAAGTAGATCGAAC